TTCTCCACGATGTCCTCATGGTTATGGTTCGTATCGCTCGCTATGAAGCGAAGGTTGCAGAACGTCTCACCACTCAGACCTGTCACAGCGGCCTGAATGTCTTTCAGAAGGTCAAACACCTCCAGGCTCTCTTCAACGCTCTCACTGTCATAGTTCGAACTGCCCTTCCAGTCCGTCACCACATGAAGGCGAACCTCACACTTGCCGCGCCACTCGCATCCGCCCATCAGCACGTCCCAGTTAATACGTCCGAACTCAATGAATACCGCAGGACGCTCCCAAGCCTCTTCCTGTTCGATAAACTCCACGTTGTGGTTCCATAGATCCACATACTTGATGGCTCCGTCGCCTACTTCCTTCAGCGCACCGCCCAATGCTAAATATAACTCTTTTCTCATTGCCTGTATCTTTGGTATGCTGCGACTCAGTCGCAGCCCATGTAACGTCATTTTTTTTGAGATTCTATCTCAATCCTAATCGCCTCACCAAGATAATCCTCCAGATTCTCCTCAATGATACTACGCACCAGTCGCTCCACCTCCGGACTCGCACCCAGAAACCTACGCCTCGGAATCCTGATCGTCGTACCGGCTTTCTTCAGTGCCATCAGCTTCCAGAACTCCGCCTCCGTGCTCAACTGAACGGTACGCTTGTCATTCCTGCGGCTGCCGTCCTTCTTCCGGCCGAAACTGCCCTGGGCACTGTAGTACTTCCACCAGAAGTATTTCTTCATCTTCTCCGTCACCACAATCTCGCCGCCTTCGTTATGGATTGAGGCATACGGCTCCGTCGAGAAGAACGTGATGCTGCTATCATCGACACGGCTCTGGATACTACGTCTCAGACGCCCGGTGTCCACAAGGATATGACCGCCGGGACGCACCGGACTCTTCCTGCGGCTCCACGCATCACTGAAAAAAGCCTGACGCTCGAAGTTCTGGTCAAACTCATCCGACAGATCCACGCGGATATCCTCAAGGATTCTTCTTATAATAGTCTGGATTTCTAAGCTCATCTTCACTCAGCAATAGTTCAGGAAATAAAAAGCCTTCTGCCGAAAGTTCCTGGCGACCCTCGTAATGAGGATTGGCAGAAGCCTTCAGCAGATTGTAGAAAGTGCGCTCCGAGACACCAAACTGGGGATAGATGTAACGCTTCCAGATTTCACGGTTCGGAAGACCCGTCTTCACCCAGGCGTCATAGATCTGATTGATGTCCGCTACTCGTTTCGCATAACTCTTTCCCTTGCGCTTCTTCATCCGGATAGGATTCTTTTAACGTATGTCGCGACTCGGTCGCGACCATCATTTCTTGTCGTATGGCTTGAATGGCTCGATGTTCAGGAGCATCTCGCAACTCACCACACAACGGCCACTGCCCTCGCACTGCGGACACACCTGCTGGCTGCCGTCCTTGCCAAGGATGCGGCCGTGCCCGCCACAACGCAGGCAGACGGCCACTTTGGGAGACTTCTTCAGTTTCTTGATCATAGCTACATCCTGCAAAAACTGGGTTCCACTCTGCGCCAGATACCATCCTCGCCACGCTCACTGAAATAGTAGTTCACAGCGGTCTTCTGCACCTGGTTGCTCTCCTTGAACAGCGTCATGATGTCCGCATACTCCTGGTCGAACTTGTCTTCCAGTTCGTACAGTTTGCTGATCGACTTGTAGTCCAGGTCACCCATCTTGTTACGCTCCAGCAGCGTCATCGCCATCTGGTACATCGGATCGTCAGAACCCTTCTCGCTCTGCTGCATGTAGCGCTTCAGATAGTCTATCAGACGCTCGGCGGCAAGGTCCGCACGCTCGTCGAAGGCTTTCACCTTGCAGGCCTTCACCTCCAGCTTGAAGTTGCCGTCGCTGATCGTGAAGTTCAGCTGGTCGGCACTCTTCACCTGACCGTACTCCTTCATGGTCTCGCTGAAGGCCTTGGTCTCTCGTTCTATCCAGGAGTGGAAACCCTTCACGTCTGCAACGAGCAGCGTCACCTTCTCCTGCACTTCGTGGATAAACTGTGAGCGCAGCGCCTCATAGGCCTCGCGCTTCTGGATCCTGTCATTGCTGGCTTCTGCCTGAAGTTCTGCCAGCATGGCCGCCTTCTCGTCGGCGGTCAGTTCGTTCAAATTAATCTTTCCCATAATTATATGATTATTGTTAAACATTACTCACTGCCACACGCACACATGACCGCCGCTGCATATCAGTTTCTGACAGTCGAAACTTTCGTTCCCGCACGTGTCGCATCGCTGACCGTTACACTTCACGATGGTCTTGCCAACCAGTCCGGAAGTCGCCAGCCGGTTTTCAGTTCTCTCGTTTGCTTCCATTTTCTTTAGGTTTTATGAATGATTGATATCGATGATTCTCGCTTTCTCTACAGGCTCGTCAAGGTTCCTGAAACCACCCTTACGTGCTATCGCACGCAGCCGGACGGTCATCTCGCCCAGTTCCTCGCCACTCAGACGGCCGAATGGCTTGCCCGCTATGCGCATGTCCTGGCAGAGGGCATTGATACGGTTCCAGTCTGTGGTGTCAACGCCCATCTTCTGCATCTGGTGAAGGGCAATGCTGCGCTGACGCCTCAGTTCCTCACGGGCTGCCTCTCTGCCACGCCCGCCGGGAAGCATCCGCTCCATGGAAGTGCAGAGATCGTCATACTCCTGACGGCTCACTTCGCGCAGACTGTCTGTACGCCCGCCGGTGGCCTGGAGCACAAGGTCACGCTTCAGTTCCTCACGGTCGCCGTGGTAGGGCAGCCGGTTGAAAATCGCATAGAATCTACCGTAGTTCTGCATACTGCTGATGCTTTCTGATCCGTTTGAGAATACCGTCATACCGCTCTGATTGCTTGAAACGGCGCTTGCTAGCCTGGAAACGGCGCTCACGCAGGATCACGTCCACCACATGACCGGTATCGGTAACCGATACCAGCGCTGGACCCATCTCCTTGATGATATCTGCCCGCGTCATACCTTCCTCCTTTCTTCCGAGGGACACCACTCGATGGTGATCACCGCGTCCAGCCTGCCGCTCCCGCCGCAGATGGGACACGCTTCCTTCACCGAATCCTTCTCACCGTCCGGCTGACGCCAGAACCATCCGTTACCGTGGCAGTGCGAGCACACATGCCCCGCACTGCGCATCTGTTCCTTCCTCCCCGTCTCCTTCAGAAGCAATGGGGGACTCACCGTAATCACTTGTCTGTTCTTGCTCATATCTCTGTAATCGTTAAAAAAGTACCGTCTCTTTAGTTGCGATTGCATCGCAACGGGTTAATAGTTGTTTGATGTCTTGATGATTCCATCCTCCCACACACGGTAGTAGGCACCGGGCTCTCCAGTGGCACGGCCCTGGCAGTAGGCCTTGTAGCCTGCCACGCGGATCTTCATGTCTGCCATGTAGCGGAGCCTGATGGCGGCCTTGCCCAAAGGCTGGCCTTTATACTCCTGGCTCACGAAGATGAAGCCTTTCTTCGGGAACAGGTCCACAAGACCCTTCGCCTGCTCGTAGCTCCAACCGCTGTACTGGAAAGAGTCGATGATGACGAACCGTGCTGAACGGGGACGGCTCAGACGCTCGGTCAGTTCCTCCAGCGTGTCGTCGGTGACAACCGAGAAACGGGTCTTCACCGTGTCCATGTGAAGATACTTCAGACGGCGCTGGAACTCCATCCTGACACCTTCCTCATAGCTCACATACAACACCTTGCCCTTACGGCATAGCTCGCGGCCTAGCTGCATGACGAAACTGCTCTTGCCGCTCGCCGACGGACCGAGGATGAACCACGAACTGTTCACGGCAGGATTGCCGAACGGTACGGCCCACCAGTCATCCCAGTTCAGACGCTCATACCTCATCGCCTCGATGTTGTCTATGGTATATGCTCTCTTCGCCATATCTCCTTCTCAGCATGTTGCGACTCTGTCGCGACCATTGACTGCATTCACCTTCTCTATCTCCGTATAGACGCGCCTTAGCGCTCCGCCGGTCTTACGGGCAAGAGCAGCGGCATCCACTCCGGCAGGGGCATTGGCCTCGGCCACCACACGGGCCTGCTCTAACAGGAACGCCTGGCGCTCCTTGCCGTCGTCAGGGGTCACCTTGCAGAACCTGTCGCCGTAGCGGCTCAGCATCTCGGCATAGCCCACCTTCTCGCCTTCAACGCTACGCTGGATCTTTGCCTTCAGACCGTCGGCACCCATCATGTACCAGGCACAGCACCTTTCGGTGGCATTCCAGAGCGCCTTCAGCTCCAGGAAGGCTTCATACTGCAGGTCACCGGCTTCATCCAGCACGACGATGGGGGTCTCAACGGTGCGGATGTAGAACACAAGGTCGTCGTAGATGTCGGAAAACTTGCCGTTCGAACCCACACCGAACTCACGGGCAATCTTACGCACCAGTGCACGCTTCGTCTTCACCTGGCTGCAGTCCACGTAGACCGCATTCTTGTGGCTCTTCACGTACTCACGGGCAGTGAAGGTCTTGCCGATATTGGGCATGTCGCACATGATGGCGCTCAGGCTGCCGTGCTGACAGGCATCCAGCTGGGCCCAGATATACTTGAACGTGGCAGTCTTGGCTGCCTTCCACTCCATACCCGCACGGAGTTCAACACCAAGCCGGCGGGCCATCGATATCCAGTTGGCCTCGCTCAGCACACGCTCGGTCTGCCCCTGCTTCAACTGTGAGTACACAGCCGAACTGATGCCAAGGCTCTGGGCGTGCTTCGCATCGCTCGGATAGTTCACGCGGTTGGCATCCATAGCTGCCAGAATCCGCTTCTTAATAATGCTTGTAATCTCCATTGTAACTGTATTTAAAGGTCGTTTGAAAATTGGGGCCGTGCAGGTTCCGGTGTTAACTGCTGACCGGGATGCCTAAGCATTTAATTCCATGTGGGGCGTTACCGCTTCCACCATCCCACGGCCCGGGCATGCGAGGCTTCTATGTCTCTTCTCAGGGCCTCAGGTCGGATACCTATATATCGTTAATAGCATCTGTCTCATCCTTGAACTGCCAGCTCTCCTCCGGATAGTCCGGCATCTCTGGTATCTCCGTCACCGCTTCTCCGTAGGCAGCGGTTCCGCCGCTGCTCTTCTCCATTACACCCACTCTCGCTATGGCATTCTCCTTCACATACTTACCGAAGTGGGCTATCTTCTTCTGCTGCTCAGTGAAGATCTCGCGGTCTTCATCCGTCTGCTCCGCGTCAGCAGTGTTGAACGTACCCACGTCCTGCAGCTTGTCTATCAGCAGGTCGTTCTGGTAGATCCAAACATCCACAGCCTCGCCCTGGTCGTCTGTCAGGTAGTAGGCGTCCACCTTCACGTTGTTGGGGTCCAGCTTCTCAATCACCTCCGTACGGCTCAGCCACCAGTCACGGCCGTTAACACGGCAGTAAGAGTTCCTGCGGACGGTCGTACTCACATGATCACCGATATACCTTGCCCACAGCGCACGGTCAAGAGGCTGAAGCGTCGGGTTCATGTTCTGCACCAGCACCTGCCAGCGGGTCAGGCCCTTGTACTTCTTCTGGTTCGGGTGAAGCGTGTTGTTGAACTGCTCGATGTCGGCCATGTCCTCGGCTATCAGCTGCTCCCAGGTGTAGTACTCCTGGTCCTCGTAGGTGTCGTTCCTTTCGTCGAAAATCTTTTTCGACTCCGTACGGTAGTGGCGGTCCTTGGCATAGAACCTGCCGATGCCAAGGTGGTTCCGGTGCTCCACGCTGCGTTTCTTCGCACCGTTCATCTGCTCGGCATATTTCTCCTGAGAGTTCTGAGGGGCACAGAACCTCACGAACGGGAACATCACACCGGCCTTCAGGAACGAGTCCCGCCACTGCGACATCAGGTGGTTCTCAACCTCCACCTGGGCCGGGCAGCCCCAGCCGTTCTTCTCGATCAGACGGAACAGAGAGCGGAAACAGTCTGTCACCAGGTCTGTGTTCTTGTTACGGTTGTAAGCATATCCCACCACGCACTGGCTCGCCACGTCGTAGGCGTAGTAGGCCTTCGGACGCAGCTTCGTGTCCTTCAGCTTACGCGGAAGGTCACGGTCGTCAAAAGATATCTTCGAGAAGGAGAATTCAGGGGCATGCCTGTGCACGTGAGGCATCACCTCGTGCATGTAGGTTGTCCACGACATCTGCAGATGGTCCACAAGAACACGGTTCTTAGGCATGTTCAGATAGTTGTTGATCGTCGTCTCGCTCAGTACTAGCGGGTCACCGGTCTTGTCCGTGAAGTCATCCGGGTTGAACATCTCGCCGGTCTCAGGGTCATAGACGTCTAGCTCACCGCACACAAACTGGTTGTACATCTCAGCTACCGTCGTGTTGAAAGGCTTGTTGGGCAATACGGCAATGCCCAGGATCAGACGTTCCGTCTTGTGGTCAACCTTCCGGGCACTCTGGTTGCCGAACTTGCCGCTGATCAGACTGGCGTAGCCGTCACGCTTATACTCGGCTACCTTCTTCCTGAAACGCATCGTCGAGGAAGGAAGCGTGTGGCCGTAAAGGTCACGAAGACAGTCGATGACAGCAGCCATCTCTTCCCAGTTGTAACGGTTGCCGAACATCCGCTGGCACACCGAGGCACGGTTGTACAGACGGATGCAGCAGTTCAGCACACTCGCGTTGATCGTGTACTCCTTCACCTTCTCGGCAGGAAGGGAAACACCCGTGTTCTTCTTGTCGAAGAAAAACGAATAGGCATCAGCGTCGCGCTCATAGTTCTTCTTCACCCACTCCGTCAGACGAGTACGGTTGCCCTCAGGATACATCTTCTTCACCTCAGCCTTATACTTCTCGGGAAGGGAGTCAACGGCAATGAGCGCATAGTTCTTCGACGAACCGCCACCCCTCCGTACAATCTCCAGACGCCCGCGCTGGGCCATCTTCTGCAGATTGCCGGCAGTCATGATTCCCGAGCCTACCAGGTCGTCATAACCCACACAAGCCACTTTGCCGTAATATTCCAACATAAGCTTATCTATATGTCACGTCTCTTCATCGCGATTCTATCGCAGCCCTAACAGCCGCTTGATCCCCTCATAAAGAGGAACGACCGACAATACATACACCGCTCCGAACACACACTCCGTAAAGGACATGTCATCCAGGCTCCAGGCAAAACTCAGCACAAACCAAAGACATACCAGACCAAGCACAAGGGCGATGGCCGTCTTCGCCGATTCATTCAACATCCTCTTCATGACCGTATCTTTTTTAATGTTACACGTATGCCGCTATGCCATAGCGACACTTACTTACCTATCTCCATTCCGCCATACTGCGACTTCGCAACATGCCGGATCTTACGTGCAAGGGCAGTATCCTTCTTGAAGTTCAGCGCCTTGCTCACCATCTCGCGGGTGCAGTTCATCGCGTCTGCCAATTTCACCACACCGCCGCGGTCCATCACGATTCTTTTATTCATACGCTTTTGTTTTTATCTTATATTTAATGATGTATCACTTGCACATCTCGCTTTTTTTACATACCTTTGTACCCGTTCACTAACTGAACGCGCTGCAAAGATAGTGATTTCTCACGAAACATCCAAATAAAAATCGAGAAAAATTACGATATATGGCAAAAAATAACGAAAATATCGCGACAATACACGAAAGAATGGCTGTTTGTGTCAAACTTTTCGGTGAAGGGAAGAATACAGTATTTGCTGACAAACTCGGTGTTAGTGAAGGGAATATACGCGGATACATCAAAGGTGTTGTTCCAAAGGCTGACGTTTTAGAAAAAATCGTGAGAACATACGATGTTTCTCCCAAATGGTTATTGACGGGGGAGGGAGAGATTAACCAAATAAAAACCGAGAAAAATTCAGATCCAAGTGAAATTTCTTCCTCAATAAGTTTGGATCCGTCAATTGGATCCCCATTTTACGATGTAGATTTCATCGGGGGATTTGATGAGATTTTCAATTCCCAGACGGTGGTACCGGCTTGCAACATCGTTGTGCCGGGATTCGAGAAAGCATCACTCTGGTGCAACGTCACAGGACACTCCATGGAGCCAAAGATATGCCACGGCGATATCATTGCCCTCCATGAGTGCACCGTCCAGGACATACAGTACGGAGAAATCTACGCCGTTGTACTCGACTCCTTCCGCACCATCAAGATCCTGCGCAAAGGAACCACGTCGGATGTCATGCGCTACGTCCCCATCAATCCCGATTTCGACGACCAGGAGTTCCCCGTCTCACGCATCCTCCGCATCTTCGAAGTCCTGGGCTCCATCGCCAAGTTCTTTTAACCTACTATATTTTCAGATTCCAATTTAAATCATTAATTTTGCACCGGCAAACATTATTAGAGTAACACTTATATGATAGAAGAAGAATTTGCTTATTTCAAAGAGCATCAGCGTGAACTATACGAAATCTATCCAGATAAGTACCTTATTATTAAAGATAAGGAAGTTCTTGCCGCTGCTGACAACATTGCAGATGCAATGGATATGGCAGCCGAAAAGAAACTGGAGCCAGGAACCTACCTGTTGCAACTTTGCGGAAAGGATGAATGGGCATATAAGCAGGTGTTTCACTCAAGAGTTAGTTTCACATGAATATGTCAATGTCATTTACAGCGACTTCTAAAAATGGAAGGCAGAAGGAGCTTAAGACTCCGTGTACCGTATTTCCACCACATCGACCAGAAACAATGCCCCCCGCACAATTGAAAACCATCAAGGGGGTCAATTGTCAATGCTTGTGGGATACAGGGGCTTCAAGTTCATGCATTTCCAAGAATCTGGCAGAGAAACTGGGATTGAAACAGGTTGGAGTCGCCCAGTCTTTCACTGCGGCTGGACTCACCTTGGCTAAGACCTATGTCGTGAATATTGGTTTGCCTAATCACGTACAGATACCTATGGTTATGGTATCTGAAGCGGTGCTTAACGGATTTGACGTGCTGATTGGCATGGACATTATTACTTTAGGCGACTTTTCTATAACTAACGTAGACGGCAGGACAATATTCTCATTTAGAGTACCATCCACTGAAACTATCGATTACGTTAAACAAGACAATCAAAAGGCAAAGGCCGCTCACACACCGTTAATTGCCCAGAAGACACCCGGACGAAACGACCCCTGTCCTTGTGGATCCGGAAAGAAATTCAAGAATTGCCACGGAAAAGGCCTGTAGGCTACACTACCTCTTTCTCATTGTTATGTATGTTGCGATGCCATCGCAACCCATCGAGACGTACCCCTCCCGTCCGCCCTATGGCCACCCTCTCGTACCCTTACCCCCCCTCCAAAAGTGTTAAAATGCTCGCTAACGCACGTATATAATAAGGTGGAAATCAAAAAACCGCTGTCTTATGGGGGAGGACAAAAGGCCGTTTTCCACTCTGTTTAACGTTTATTATATGGATATCCCCCCCCCCGTTTAACACAGTTTTTCGGGGTAGTTTGTCCGCCCACTTTTCATTTTTTGTCCGCCCACTTTGTCCACCCAGTTGTCCGCCCACTGCTCAAAAACACCATTTTTCGCCACAAAAAAAAGAGGCTCGAAAGCCCCTTTCTGATACCAGCCATGGCCGCCACGTTTTGAAGGTCTGGAAACGCCCTTCTAAGCCCCTTTAATCGCCGTTCTGATCTCCTGCCTTCCGGTGGCATGAAATCAGCGTAGAGGCCTTTATTACAGCCTTTTCGTTGTGCACCACGTGACCTTTCCCAAGCCCCGCATTCAACAGCCAGTGCTTGCTCACTCCGATGTCCTCACGTCCCAAAACCGTAAACACAGCCGAAATGCTACTGAAGTAGTAGTCTTTCCGCTTCCCGATCAGATGTACGTGTACCACTTTTGCCATACCTTTAACCGTTATATTTGCCTGCAAAGTTACTAAATAATCATTATATGCAAGGTTTTTAGATATTAAATAATTTGAAACACCCGAAAGAAAATTCCAGCCACTGTAACCTTCTGCAACCCGATGTAAACTTCCCGCACTCCTTTAGCCTCTCAAATACCCTCAAATGTAAACCAGATGTAAACCAATGTAAACGTTTCGTTTTGTGCACCACTCACACCCCAAACCTCCCAAACTCCCAATAAATAAAGGGCTTTCAGGCCTCTACAACCCTCCAACCCTCATATACGTTTCGTTTTGTGCCCCTTACATCAGCAAGAAATATAAAGACGAGACAAATATGAAACCAGGAAATGTAAAGCTGTTGCATGAGTTAAGTTCACTAT